ACTGTGATTTTTAGAGTCTCTTTCATCTGCATCAAGAACTGTTCTTCTGGTCTGTCTTCTTGCATTGGTCTCAAGAAACCTGCACCATCAAATTTAGTTACAACTAAATTCCATTTGCCCGCCGCGTAATCAGTTGCAAAACTTCCTGTACTTGTATGGTCTGAGACCGCAAAGTAAATGTACTCGTCAACTAAATCCCATCTAGAAAATTGCATTCCGCTCTCATTTGCTAGATTTTTATGTTGTACGTTACATCTATAAATTTTACCTTGATACTGAACAACTTGTTTAACCTTGTATTCTGTTATGCTACTCCAGGCTGGGAAGTGATCAATGCTAGTGAACTTCACAAAATTATTTGTTGTGATCTGATCATTACCATCAATAGATATTTTTGTTGAATAATCTACACTTGGTTGCCATAACAATGAAGTTTGGAATAACGTATTAAAGAAATCTTGTACTGCATCTTCATCCCATTTTAATGAAGTATCAAAGTCTGAAATATCAAAACCTAAGCTCTCGATAGCTTCATCATCTGCGTAACTTGAAATGTTAAAGTCTGTGGCAGTTGCAAAACCATCTGATATCAACGAGTTAAAATCAATATCTCTAAATGGAGATAGTTTAACTCTTAACTTTCTCATAAACTCTGTTACTTGATCTGTTGACGTTGTATCTAATGCCGCTAACTCATTTGCAAAATGATATTTTGCGATTCTTTCGATAGCACTATTTGTTGAGCCATACGTTAAATCTCCTGCTCCACCTGTGCTTTGAATCTCAGTACTTGTTTTCTTTTTCTTCAGTTCGATCAACTGTGTTTTATCATCACTGAATACTTGTACCACTTTAGAAGTATATGCACCAGTAGTTTGATCGAAACTGGTATATGTCAATCCATCCGGATGATTTTCAGTTACTAATTCTATTTGTTTAGTAATTCTATCAAATACTAAAGTTTCTTTGCTTGTTCTGTTCTCAACTATATTAACGTTTGTATTTTCAACCGGTGTTTGTTTTTTACTAGTATAGTTAATTAATTTTGAGTGATATGGTTTAGCTTCGTTGATATAATCCTTAACATAGCTAAACGTGTCAGGATAATATGAAACTGATTGTTGTAATGATAAATCTTTTTGTATAGCATCAAAGTATGTTGTTTTAATAACCCAGTCAATATTATCTTGCTCTTCAAATATAAAATTAATACCTGCAAATAATAAATTATTCAAATAAGTTTTTTGTGATCCTAAGAACAAGTACGTATATAATACATTCATCCATTCTCTAACACCCGTTGCTATATCATCATCAGTTGTCCAAAACTTATTGTTCAATTGTGCTGTAGATGTGTTACTACTAATTCTTACAAGCTCAGGATTGTCTGCTTTACCTGTATATGTGTTTACAGTAACCTTACCGTTATCTGTAGTTGTACTTGCAGTTTCAACAAATACTCCTGTTGACGTTGTTGCTGTCCCGGCCGAGTAATCTAAGTTAGCAGTTGCAACTGGTGCCTGTCCGCTCAATACCGTTTCTCTATCACCATAAACATAAATTGCTGATTTACTGTTGTAATCATAATTTACTTTAATTACGTCATAATCTGATAGTGTTGTAAAGTCAATGTCTGTTTTGTAATCAACTGTCTTGTCAAAAATGATATTATCATCGTAACCATCTATAAAGTAATCAGTTTTGTCATATAATGTTTTGTCTGTTAATGTGTTTTCCCATTCCGGATAATTTACATCAAGGTTAGTTATTTTTAATATATTGTTTAATTCGTATGCAAATATTCTTCTTGCTTCTTTAAGATTTTTAAACCAAGTTTGTCTTGGTCTTACACTATTACCATATTGAGAATACTTACTTAATATTGTAGTATCAGGGACAGCTTTACCACTTGCATCTTTCCCTGACAACGAATCAGTAAATTTGTTCCAAATTCTTTTATCCAATACTGTGTCTGGATCATTTTCTTTAATCATAATCCATTGTTTGTGTATTGGCACATCTTTATCAATTTTTTTATAGTTTAATCTAAATATTGAATCATTAGTAATGTGTTTTGTTGCGTTAGACACAGCTAATGATGTTGTTGAAATTGGTGCATACCAATTGACACCATATGTGGTAGGATTTTTAATCAGTCTACTAATTGAAGTAGTTGACAATGATCTGTATTTAGAATCTGCTACCGTTGTTTTATTCTTAGTCCAGAAATAGTATTTCGTAGACACAAAATTATCTTTACTTGTTTTAGTGACAGTAGAATAATTTGTAGTGTTGATAGGAGTGCCATCGCCTGTGTAACTTGCAGGTACTTCTAAACTTTCTGTCCATTCATACACATCTACAGTTGATCCGGGAAATAATCTGCCCCAATTGTTCTGACGATACTGTTCACTAAAGTTTTCATATTCTATGTATCTTAAACAAGACGTGTCCCACCAAGTTAGGCCAACGTGTTCACTATCCCAAGGAGAGTTGATACTAACTCTGTTTGTATTAGAATGATTATTATAAACAGCTGGATCCGTTTGTGTTATGTAATTTAATTCTCTCTGTGCATTTCCTGGTATTAAATTTTTAATAGGATCTATAACTTCAAATGGTATTTCACTAGTGTAATCATTTGTATCAATCAATGTCAATTTAGATTGTGAAAATAGTTTAGTATTAACCTGAGGATTCTTTTTGTTAGTTCTAACTGAACTATCAAATATTGATTGTCTAATAACTGCATTTGGTTGATCATAATCAACATCAGAATGAAGTATCCAATAGTTTGACCCAATCTTAATACTTCCAATATCATCACCTACAGATGTTATACCTGCTGACGTAATACTGTATGCAGATGAATGCCTGTCAGCTGGATTTAAAAAACTTGATCCACTTGGGTTGTTTGGATCATCTGCGTGTGGTGTAACAGTTACAGTTGGAGTAGCTTGGTAGTTACTACCGCCTGCATTTAAAGTTATACCATTTATTGCGGCCAAATTACCACGTGCATTTGTTAAGTAAGTTCCTAATCCACCACTGGTCGAGCCAGTAAGGTTGTAGTTGTGATTTTTGTTTAATGAGAATGCTGTACCATTTAAATCTTTAAGTGTTACAGTTGTTGCACCCGTTACACCAGCAACTACTGTTCCTGACGCTCCTGTTGTTGACTGAGTTATTGTTTCACCTGTTACTACTGTTATTGCGGCATTAGTGTTTAATATCAAATCAATTTTTGCTGTTGCAGTTGCACCTGTACCTGTTGTATCTCCAGATCGCGGTGTAATTGTAACAGTTGGAGTCATTAAATATCCTTGTCCAACACTATTAACAGTTAAACTTGTTACCGGACCTTGTGATGAAACACCTTTGTTAAATGATAGATCATCGTGTATAGCTTTGATAGCCACATTGGATGTCATTGTCATTGTGTACCAATAACCATCTCCGCCATTGTCTAACCAAACTTTATCTCCCTCTAAGAATGTAATAGCTGAACAAACATTAGACACAAAGTCTTTTGTTGTTGCGGCCAAGTTCGATCCAATATTAGCTGTGTCGATTCCATTATTTCTTGTCGCAAGTCTAACATCTTTGTATACATACAGAGGATGTTTATTTGAACCATTGAAGAATGTGCTTGAAGATGCTGTTGCTACAGTTGGTGCTACTACATCGTTCTCTGGTAGATCAAACACATTGTAAATTGCTTTTTTATAATTTACAGAAATTTTTGCAGTACCAGTTGTCGAACCTGTTGTCGCAAATCTAATTCTTAACGTAGTGTTTGCTCTGTTTGTAATTGGCGTTCCAAACGATGTTGCAACTGCGTTAGTAGATAAACTTTGATTTGAAAGTAAACTGTTAGGTGTTGACGTTGTACCAATATCAAATTGTGGATTCGATCCATCAAATGCAGTATTGACCACAATCTGTACATTAGCAATTGAGTCTGGTTTGATCAATTGATCTGTAAAGTCAACAAATTTGTTATCGCCATCTGTGACTGTGTCTTTGACAGTTATACCAATTGTTGGATTTGCTGAAAATTCTTTTCTATAACCAAAGCTACCATTATTAACATAAGCTTTGTCAATCACACCCGAAGTTGCACTAACAATACCTGTTGCCGGTGAAGTGCCTTCGACAGTAATAGTTGGAGAAACATAATTTGTACCACCATCATTGACTGCTAAACTTAATATAGCACCAAATGTACTGTCTCCGTGTGCCGCACTTGATCTTGCTGTAACAGTATGCGACCCAGATGTAGTTGCACCTGATGAACCACCTGATATTTGATTTGTGTTATCAAATGAGTTAGTATGATCATATATGTGTAAAATTGTAGTTGTTCCGTCTGTATAAACATTTATAATTTTACCAGTTGCACCTGTGTTTGCCTGTGTTATAGTTTCGCCAAATGTAAAAGGCGTACCGGCATTTGTCAACGTTGTATTAATTTGGAATGTTGGATTATTTCCTTTGAATCTAATCACAGCACCTGAGCCCGATGAATCTACTCCACCTGTTTTAATTGAAATGTTTCCTGGCTCTCCGAAGAAGCCCCCACCTGGATTAGTTAATGTTATTCCTGTAATACCACCACTGCCGTTAATACTTGCAACATCTCCTGTTGCTGATGAACCACCGTTTCCATCTGCACTTATAGTATCTCCTACTGAGTATCCTGAACCTGGTGTTGTAGTAACCATTGCTGATACTCCGTCAGCAACATTGGCTACAGAAACATTCGCGTTCGCGCCAGCAAAGTCTGTAAGGTTAATTGTTTTTTCAATAACTTGGTCAGTTAAAGACAATTGGAAAGTTTTTGTTCCATATGTAGTTGCTGTTATTGTACTTGCATTTGCACTTTTGTTGTCTGGTAAAACAGCTTCAACAGTTGCATTAGCAGTCGTAACCAATTTACCAGCAGTTTCATTCATTGCTACTGTCAATGGATTCAGTGTGATTACATTTTCAATTCCGTGACTCGTATCAGTCAATCTGTATACGTTCCAATCACCGTTGTCATCTTTCGCCACCCAATTAGTTGAACCTATTGCAACATTTAAATTACTTGCAACCGTTTCGCCATATTGTGTTTTCAAATTTGCTTTTGTTAATGCTTGATAATCTGTGTCGTTAATATGTACGTATCCAGCAGTTGGTAAATCAAATGATTCTGTTCTAGTAGGCCAGATAGTTTTTGATAATTTTGAACCGGCTGGTTTCTTAGTCCAATTCTCACTGTCATCTGCGTCAATAGTGATGATGTCATCTGTAAGATCATCAGTGCTAACCACGTTATCAATTACAGGTAAAAATTTAACTACTTGAGGGTTTGTTCTGATCTTGTTAGGATCAAGCCTAAATTCCATAGATTGGTTGATTTCTGTACCACCAAACTCTCCGACTTTGAATGCGTAATATTCATAAAGGTTAATTTCTTGTCTTTCACTGATAACATCTGTTCTTAGAATTTTATCAACTGAATTTATTGTACCTTTTTGTCTCACAAAACCTTGATAGAATCTTGTTTGGCTCTCATCTACTATTTCTAAGTTTTCTAAACTTTCTCTGTTTTGATAACCAATTGTGTGTAAACCTGCTCTGTTTAGTTCTTCATTGTTTGTTGTTCGGTCAATATCAAGATAAGTTGTTACATCACTTGCCGCGGTTTCAAAGTTTGATACGATACCTTTTTCAGTATTAATTAGATATCCATTGGCTTCCATCTTACCATTCCAGTCATTTGTTCTCAACAACGTTTGTTTTAATCTTGGTTGTCTAATAGCTAGTGCTGGATCGTAAATTACATCTTTAAATGTTGTTACGTTATCAAAAACTGTAATATGTTCAATTTCTCTTGCATATAAGTTTACAAAATAAATTGGTCTATTCTCATCTGACGTGATTTGGACCTGTGAACCATCACGTATAATTGTTGTAGTTGATGGATCTATTGGTTTACCATCTTTGTCTAGGATTGAATATGAGCTACCGACAATGTCTTCAACACTTGCAACAACACCACTTAATGGTTTAAATTTAACTTTGTTCGCCGCTGGTGAAATAGCCAAAATACTTTCAATAGGCCAATCGCCTAAACTCCAGAATAAAAATTCTTTAGCAGAATATAACCAGTTGTATGTTTCTTGTACGTCATTATTGACAGAATCAAATATCCAGCCTCGTGATTCTAAATATCTACCATAGTTAACTATAAAGTCAAACAAGTCTTGTAATGATGTAAATTCTTTTCCATACTCAACATCTACGGTTTTGTTTTGTTCAACTGCCCTGTAGTAAGTTACTGAAGCTCCACCTTCCATTGGTGGTTTGACAACTGACTTGAATTTAGTTGTATCAAAAGAATCACTTGAAGTATGTGCTTCTTTAACTTTGTAATATACTCCTTCATACAATACAAAGTCATTAATAGCAAGAGCTTGGTTTGGTCTGTAGTAAGGAATGTCTATATATTTTCCACCAACTTGTACCGGTGCACTTGGTCCCGTTTTTAAACTTACAGCGGCTCTGAAATAGTTTTTACCAATATCGTATCCGTGTACGGACCATCCTCTAACAGTTTTTTCAATTATGATGGCTGAATAACTTGCGTTCTGTACCGATGGAGAAATATGTAATAAGTGATTGATATTTGTATCAGGTATGTAGATGCTTGTTCTCTTTGATGTAGGAGAGTATGCTTCTGCCTGTACCTTATAAGAACCATAATCAATAAACGCACCTTGTTTGTGGGCTAATTGTGGTTTTATATTTCTTATAACACCACCGTACACAATGTCTGGTTTTTTATTTTGATTAATTAATCTTTCACTAATATACTGTTGATAACCTGAACCAACAGCAATTGATGTGTTAGCTGTTTCTCTGTGTACATACACATTGTTAGTATGACGCTTACCAGTATTTTTATCAAACTTTTGTAATTTGTTTATGTTACTGTTTTCAATGTTTAGTGTGTCAAACATTAGTTCTGCAAACTGAGTTGGCTTCATCAAAAATAATGCTGACATCAATCCAAACGGCATAGCACTACTAGTGTAGAATGCTTTTTCTGCCGCGGCCATATCACTAATTGACCAATTGATATTCGCTTCTCTTTGATTTGGATTTTTAGAAACAAACCCAACATCTTTTGGACTCTGTAGATCACCTTGGAAATTTACAGGTGGATGTGTTTTAAATCCATCTCTTCTGTATATGTTTGATCTATCCGTGTATGATAAATCTTTAAAGTTTTCTCTTCTACCTTCACGTATAATTCCGTTTTCGATGTCATCTAACAATTTGTTTCTTTTATCTGTTTCGTTCCAAGAATATGTGTCGTCCCACCAAGTTGGTTTGATACTGAAACCTAACATCTCCCAAGGGTGAGAATGAGGTCTATCAGTTCCGTAGAATTTTTTATAGATTCCTCTCCAGTGACCTGGTGTTGTGCCGCCTTTGATGTTCTCAATTGCTGACCAGTTCCACGTTCTCCAGTCAGTTCCATCAACCAGTATCGGGTTGTTCTTTTGCCAGTCAACTTCGTTAAATGTCATCCAACGATAAATGTGTGATCTGAATATTTGATTGAATTCTAAATATGAATAGTCTTTTGCGTTGAAGTAGTTAGCAACCAGTGATTCATAAGACAAAGGTGCAATATAATCTGGATCAATGAATTTTGTTTCAATGTCATTAAAGATTCTTCTTTCAAGTTCTAATAATGCTCTATCTCTTTCATCATAAAATTTTACAGTTAACGAACCATCGTGTCCTTGGATAAAAGTTTGTTCACCTGCACTATATGAATCTTTATCAGTAAATTCACCTGGTATAAATGTTTGATATATACCTAATTTTGATGGTGTGGGTGGAATAAACACAGGTTGCTTTTTATCAAAAAAGTCTACTCTAACTTTGTCGCCTACTGCTGGTTTATTATCTCCAATAAACACAATTCTATTGTCAGCGGCATTAATGATTACATAATCTTGATTCATTACTAGAAGTTTGTCATTGTTATAAACATATAATGATTTTGAATCTTTGTCGTTTATTGGACTGTATGCGTAGTCAATTACTAATCCACCAGCTGATGAATCAGTTAATGCATTTTGATAATCTTGAATAGCCCAGTTTTTAGTGCTACTTGACCAAGTTTTATTTTCTGTTGTTATTGTAGTGGTAGTACTTTGTTTCGTATCTCCATACGATAGCATCAGACTATAAGCCCACGTCTCACTTGGTTTTTTATTTCTATTAATTTCTTTTAAAGCAGTATCAACAAGTTTAGTATCTGTCCAATTATCAACATCATTTTTTCTAGCTAATTCTAAAATTTTGTTAAAAAACTTATATTTGAATCTTGTGTAATCTGTTTCAGCAAGTCTTATTGATTTGATAACATCTCTATCATCGCTGTTTACGTGTGATGTTAGTTTTAAGAATGGAGCATCGTGTTGTAAAATGTTCTCACTTAAAGTTAAATCTTGTTCGGTATCTCTGTAGTTGTTATTTCCTAACGCCAACCCAGTTAGTCCTTTTTGATTTGTAATACCAGTTGAAAAATGATTCAATAAGTCGCCGTAATCATATGTTTTCACATCAGAGTTTAATGAGTTATTAGATAAGTTCTTGGGTATTTCATAATAAGCTCTGAATAAACCTTTTGTATCGATGCTTTTAAATTTAACTAAAATATGATCCGTAGCATTTGCCGGTGTTAACAAATTAATAAATTGATTTTTTTGAATTTCATAATCAGTACCTAATAATTTTTCAACGTTATTAATATAAACACGTACACTTTCATCATCTGAGATTACTGCTTCTAACAAGAATAGCTCATTGCTGACTTCATTCTCAACATCGAACTCTTGTATCATAGATTGGTTTGACTGTCCGTTAACTGACAACCATTCGTTGCAATACTTTGTTTTTGTACCATCTGATAGATTAGTTACATTGTTATCAACGATTCTTATACCTGCACCCATACCACTGTGAATTTTACAGTAGTAATACAATTGATCCGGAGTACCTGCTGTTGGTATGAATTCAATTTTTCTTTTTGTTACAGAAGCACTATCAAATGTTGCACTATGAAATACTGTTTCAGTCACTTCGATATCATTATGGAAATATTTTACACCATTATTGTATATTGTACCACTTGCGTGTGAACCATTTTCTGTAGCACTTAATAACAAAGGATGATATGCATCTGAATATCCTCTTGATGAAAATGAACTGTCGTCAAGATTGAAAGTATATTTGTTTCCTCTGATTAATGTTAGATTTTGTTTTTCAATATTATCTATGTAAAATCTATTTCCAGTATCTCCTCTAGCTGGTTGTACCAATACTTTGTAATCAAATGTGTCTTGTAAAATGTTTTTATAACTGTGTTGCTTGTAGTATTTGAAACCAGCACTACCATTTGTTTCGCTTTCTAGATAGTTTTTGAATCCAATTGTACTTAAACTTGTATAGTCTGTGTATGTTAATGGAAATCCCAAATACGTATCATCTGTGCCTGTACCAACTGTATAACCAAATATTTCATTTCCTTCAAACGTTGATGAGCTGTATACACTTGTATTTCCTAAAGCATATCCATCTGTATCGTACAGATTAAATTTAGGAGCTTTGTTTACTCCAGTTTTTTGTTGACCCAGTTTCCATTCATAGCCATTCCAATAATATTCTTTACCACCATTATTACCACCAAGTCTTATAGTGACCTTATCTAAATCTTCTACTTTGAGAAGGTCTGCTTCGATTTCTGCGGCAGTCCAACTTCCTATACTATATTTTGGATGATTTTTATCATCAAGTGCATATAGTTTAATAACGCCACTTTCGAACTTAACTTCGTGTATCGATGATGACACTTTAAAGTTATTAGACTTGACATCCCACCCTGCATCAGGTGTACCATCACCATCTGAGTCATTGTCCCAAGGGTCACTATTGGCGTCCCACGTGACTAACTCTGTTTGAGAGTTTGGATTTACAAATAAAATTTTATAACCTTCTACCAACAATATGTCATCAACTCTGTATGACGATTCTCCATTGATGTCACCGATTGATGCATTTGATTCAAGAACGTCGACAGTGGTAATGTGTTCTGCACCGTAGTTGTATAATTCAATGTCTTTGTTGAACTCAACAATCGGTCTTTGACCTTTTCTTGATTGTGATAGTTGAAAAGTCGATTCTTGAAAAATTGTTGTTGAATCAAAATAGCCACCATCCCAACCTCGAATGGCAGTTGTTATAGAATCAAAAGGATGAAATTCTGGAACTTCTTCTTGGTAAGTTCTGTAATTCGTAATGTTGTCTTTGTGTACCCAGCCATTTGTTCTTGACCAAGGATTTTTATCCTTACAACCTCTATTGATTGTGATGTAATCTGCTGTAGCCACATCAGGTATTGTGTCATAACGTTCACTGTCAAAACCTTTAGTGCTATCTGTCTGTCCTACTGTGTCAGCTCTATCCCAAGGTATGAATGTATCTTTCAGAAACAATTCTGTTTCAACGTCTGACGTTTCAACTAATGAAATACCTTCTTTTGAGCCTACACCTTCTACAAAAACTCTTTTACCTTTATACGTTGTGCCAACAAGTGAGTTGTCACTGAATTGTATTAACATACCTGAGCTGAGTTCGACACCATTGGGAGAAGTATAAGATTTTGAACCAATAATATTGTTAGGATCAACTCTATGATTCACAGTAATTTTATCAGCAGTTACAACGTTAATTGAACTGTTGGCAAATGATAAACTTAAACCTGTTGCTTCATAATCGCTTGTTGCAACACCATTGACTTCTACTATGTCATTGGTTGCGATTGGATATGCTAATACGAACGTTTTAGAGTTTGCAACGGACTCAAATGATTCAACCAAACCTGATATGATAATAGCAGGTACGTTTAAATCCAAACTTGGATACCAATAGTAATTTTCATAGTTTAAAAACTTATCATAATCTATTGGTGCTGAAAATGTATAATGTTTTTGCTCAAACAATCTATTTTGATCTATTATTTTTCCATTTTCACTATCGATGTAATTTAATATTTCACTGTAAAAAACTGAATCTCTTATTTGTTTACTGTTGGGATCTTTAATAATACCAGCTGGCTCTAATTGATAAGCTGATCTAAATTGAGAATATTCTGTTTTGTAGTTGTCCTTTGCTGGTCTGTAGTACACATCAGATTTCCTACCAATGTATTCCGTGACTCTAACGTCATTCGCTCTACTAAAAGCCTGTTCTACAGTTCCATCAAAAAAGTTTTTTAGTTTTTCGGTTTGGAGTATTTCAGGTAAGAAGCTTATAGCTTTAGCATTGTCAGTTGTAGATACTGATCTACCAACACTAGAGTTTGAGTTAGATGAAGTTGTAGAAGAACTACTGCTCGATCCACTACTTCCGCTACTACCGTAAGCCATTTATTAATATCCTCCAGTTGATCTCAAGTTAGCGCCTGTTAGTCCTGAAACAATCTCTACATCATCAACTGTTGCAGTTGAAAAGAATAATTCATTACTTGCGGCTTTAATTTGAAATAAGTCTCCAAATTTTGATTCAGCATCTTTTGGCACAATCACAACAGATGAAATCTGTGTTGACAACTGTCTGTGAATAAATGCGGCCAACTCACTGTAGTAAAAAGTATCACCAAAGTCCCAATTTGTAATTCTAAAGTAAGCATTGATCGATTTGATAACTTCAGTCTTGACTTGGTTATCTGTGTAAGTCGAGCCTAACACTTTAACTACTCTAAAGATAGCTTGATTCACTTCACTGGCAGTATCACCGAATAATAATTTAAATGATGCAGAAGTGTAAACTAACTGATCACTGATTGATTTGTATTTTTCTAAATCAATTAAATTATTTTTAATCTCTTGTGATGTTGGTGCAATTGGAAAGTTCGCTAACGTTCCGCTAGATGAATACCAGTTTATTACATTCTGATAATATTCAGTTTGCAATATTATTAATTCTATAATGTTTGACACACTAGGATCAATTCTTTGATCTCTTGGTGCTGAATGTCTGTATTGGAAGAAGAATTTATTTTGAGTATTAAATGCTCTACCAATAAATGATTTGTAAATTGTAGTACCACTCACTCCATATCTTGATGTGTAAGAGTTTGCAACACCATTTGTTAATTTTGTACCGTTCAGGTAAAAGAAGTTATCACTGGTTAGATATTCTACACCCGTATTTGTCAATGAACTAACAGCAGTAACACCTGTTGTTGTTTTATAATAAGTGTAACCATCATAATCTTCATAGCTTATAAAGAATATATTGTTTGTGTTATTAATAACATCTTCGTGAGCAATAGGATTATCAGGCATACCATCATTGTCTGTGTCCATATTTGTAAGTTTTATTTTCTTAGTATCAACAAACCCGTCAGCTTCGACATAACTGTCACTAACACTAAAAGTTATTTTGCTTGATAGCTTGTCTGTGCTTGATGGATTGCCTAGTACGGCAACTGTTTTATTGATATCTAATAGTTCAATTGTATCTTTAACAGCTTTTCCGGTTGCAGTATCAATATTTTTATATTCAGGAACATAATAGAATCTAACTTCTTGATCACTTTCGAACACATAGTCCAAGCCTCTAATTTTAAATTCGTATTTTGGATTACTTGCAGAGTCCGCCGCCGGTATGTAATTTGCATATATTAACCAAGAGGTGTCCGCCGCCAACGTGGTTGTACCACCTTGTGATTGATTGTTTGCCACACCAAAGTCATTAGTAAGATTGATATAGTCATCACTTACCAAATACCATTTTTCTGTTTTTGTGCTTGTATCTCTGTAATGATAACCAATACCAAAATCAACACCTTTTTCCATTTCAGTTTGTATTAAAGATTTTTCTGATGCATTTAATTTGGTTCTTAAGTTTGGAAGTATTTTTCTTACTTTCATTCCAGCAGTAACTGACTGATCTAAAACAACTGATCCTGTTGTCTCATTGGATAACACACTACCATCATTGCTTATGCTTACTACTGTAGCCCAAGTAGTTTTAGTTGGTGCTGTATAGTCATCTACAAATTCTAGTTTAGTTCCTGGTCTAATAAAACCAAGCTTCTCATCCGACCCATCTGGGTTGTTGTAAACTGTAATTAACTGTCCTTCGTTTGGTCTTCCTGTAGTTGTTATTGGTGAGTTACCAATATAAAAGAATCCTGTGCTTGATTGTCCTGCGACAGCAAATGGTTGCCATAATATTTTTTGACCTGATAAGCTCATCACAAATTGATTTGCATCGTGGTCTGTTTCCACAGCAGTCTTATAAGTGTCGAAGTAAAAATTCTGTAATTGTATCTTTTTTAGCAACGGTGCTAGTATGTTTTCAATAACATACGTATAACTCGTTGTATCAACAATAGTACCTGTGATTTCCTCAGTACTTAAAGTAAAGTTAGGATTTTTATATAGTACACCATCTTCACCGAACACGTTTACACTTTTAACTGTACCAGTTGGATCATTGATGTCAATGTATCTAGAATGACCAATGTGTGTTTTGTTTAATGATTTCATTTTTTGTATTGTGGTTGACTGAGTTAATGGGAAAATATTGTAATCTTCAGCATTAACCATTCTATCTTGTGTATAGAAAGATTTAGGTGCGTTGTTTTTGATATCAGTATCTGTTTCAGCCGCTTGTGAATTTGTAACTGTGTTTGTTAGTGTCAAAGACACAGTTGCAGTATACTCCTGCCCATCAACATTTTTATATTTGATTGATATCTCCTGATTTTTAATTCTGTCTTTTTTAAGAACTTGCCCCAATCCTTTACTTCTTCTGTAGTAAACTCTAAAGTTTCCTTTAGGTGCGTTACCAAAATTACCGTCACTAAACAATACTGTTGCTTGATCACCATTTCTTGACTGTACAGCATAAATGTTTCTTGTGTTCAATGCTAAACTGTTGTAGATTGTGTTCTGTCCAAAAAGACCTGGCACTGATTCCCATTTCTCTGTAGGCACACCATTTGTATTAATCTTCTGCACCCAGACATCCATATCGTTTATGTTTGCATAATTTAAGTTAACGAGTCTGTTTGGAATAGGATTATCAAAAGAGTAGTCTTGGAATCCTAAATCACCTTCTTTGAAATACATAAAGAATCCTGTGTCGACACTATTGAACCCTTGGTTGTCATTTCTGTAAATAAAATTGAATGCTTCAGATGTGTCCGGAGACATTTCATAAAGGTAACCATTTTTGTGTATGTCTGCTTTGACAACATCAATTGACGTACTAATTCCATCAACTGTCTCGGTAAAATTCTTAACAGCTGATTGCGTTGTTGTAGAATTTAAATTATAAATTTCTGTCTTAACAGCATTAATTGTAGCTGACTTACTGGGTGTTCCAAATCTGTTTGTTGAATTGAAAACTGAATTACAAACTGTCAACCATTGGTCGTACCAATCTGAATTGTTTGCATCATTCCAGTTAATATTTGCATTAGTTAATTCTGTTCCAGATGAATCTTCTAGAGGTTCTGAAGTTTTAATCTTTGTAATTTTTAAAAGTCCTCTTGCTGGTGTGTTTCTTTTTGGTCTATAATTGATTAATTTCGTTAATCTAATTATCGAATCTCTTCTTTCAGCAGTATCTAAAAAGTTTTCTCTAGAGTTTAAGTCTGTTCTGAAAGCCAAACTCTGACCTAAGAATGCAAGTAAATCTATGATAGCAATAAATTCACTTGATGCAATATAGTCATTAAAGTCTTCTGGATAATTTATTTGAATATAGTTTAACATTGAATCACGAATTGAATCGTAATCATATGCTTTGAAATCTGCCTGTGAAAATGTTCTGTAGATTGTCTGCCAATCTTCTGCTGAAAATAAATTATTTTGTCTTACTATCTGACTCATTATAATGTTTCTTTCTCAAATTCTAGTTGTAGGTTAATTCTTTTGTTGAAGGGTCTAGTGTTCAATAAAATCATCACATTCAAACCATTTTCAAAATCTTCAACATTTACAGAGACTAGACTAACCCTTGGATCAGCATTAATAATATGTTTGCAGTCTTCCATTATATCTTCTTTGGTTGATTCGTCTAATGGATCATAAAGTAAGTCCCAAATGATTGAACCAAAATTTGGATTCATAACCCTTTCACCTTTTCTAGTATAAAAGTGGTTGAGCAAATCTTGTTTGATAATATCCATATCATAGAGCTGGTTTGATTTAACACCTGCCACGGTGCTGAACCCTCTGTAAGTCGTACCTCCACTGTCTGTTCCACTAAATGGAGTCACTTTTACATTCCCGCTATTTGAACTACTGTATGCCATAATTTACTTCTCTACTAATATTTATAGTGGTTTTTAAATGCGTATATAATTACTTATCAAATTTATATTGTTGACCGTATAAATATAGTTGTATATAATAATCGTACAACCGGTGAGCAAATAATAAGATGAAAAAATATGAAAATTGGGGTGCAGAAGACAGAATAGACGTTACATTATTAGATAATGATGTACACTATTTGTCTGGAGAGATCACAGAAGAAAATGTAGCGAAAGTGATCAAGTGGATTGTATCAGCCAACCTAACTAAAAAGCCCAAACGAACACTACAATTATATGTTAACTCTACCGGCGGTGATCTTTATGAAACCTTTGCCTTAATTGATGTGATGAAAAAGAGCTATCACGACATTTCCACCATTGGAATTGGTGCCATTATGAGTGCGGCATTCCTAATATTTGCAAGTGGAAAGCAGGGTAAACGATATATTGGATACAACACCGGTATAATGAACCATCAACATTCAGATGCAATGGAATCTAAGATGCACGATATGAAATCACAAATGGAAGAAAACCATAATTGTGAAGATAGATGCTTTAAAATATTGAAAGAAGCGACTGGTTCAACAATGGCATCTGTTAGAAAAAAATTGGATTCTCCAAGTGACCAATACTTCACAGCCAAACAATTGATTGACTTACGTATAGCAGACCATATACTATAATAGTATGGCTGAAGAATTAAAAAATTTTACCAGTGGTAAAGACTGGTGGCATATGGATCGCACAAAAGCTGTGCATTTAGTTGAACTAATTAGCGAAATGTACCAATCTAAACTAAACAATGCTATTGTCTCAGATGAAAATTTAGAATTATACGAAGAAATAGAGAATGATTTAGCCAACTTATCTTACCAATTACAAACCAATCCAGAAGAAGTGTTTGAAAAAGTTGGAATTAAATTAGAAAAATAATAGATCTTTTCCGGTTGACAACTAACAACTTATAGTATATTATGTGTATATTATGTTTAAAAACTTAACATATAAATTAGCTAATTTACTTGGAGGTAACATTAAGATGGCTAGAACAAAACAATACGTAGTATATACAAGAGAATTTGCAAAAGGCAACGTGAAAAACAAAGTAGGCGTTTTTCTTGACGAGGCTAAAAATGCTCTTGACACAAACGGTAACGTAAACGGTGGTGTAATCAAGTTCAAAAACTTGAAAATGAAAAGATCTACACCAACTACTAACTTGATGGGCAAAGGTTATGATTTCTCAGTAAGAGTAATCGGAACTGGAAACTATGAAGTTGCTAAAGGAATGAAAAATTCTGTTATTGCTCTTTTAAAAGACAATGGCAAGACTCTAATTAACAAAGTTGCGTAATTAGACCTTTAACGTTATCACACTAAAGGGCGGCTTTTTGTCGCCCTTTTTTTATGACTTATCAACAAATTTTGCCAAAATAATCGCTGTTTTACAACGTTAATCAAAATATGGGTAGTTAACTGGTTGATTTTGCCGTAAATATACATTACAATATTACTACGATTACATAACGTACAACGAAAACAAATTGTTAAAGGAGGAAGTTATGGACATTATAAGTAAGATTAAATCGTGGGCGGCCGCATTAGCTGACGTCGGCGTAAGTTTAATAGCTTTAGGCATTGTGCTTGAAGTTTTATTTTCAGGTCAAGGCATCCCGTTCTGGCCTAATATTTCAGTAATAGGTAACGTACAAGGCATACTTGGCGGATTTAGTGATCAAGGATTACTAGGTTTAGTAGGTATTTGGATTTTGTATCATATCTATAATAGAAAGTAAATCACAGATAAATTAATCATTTAAAAAGTTGGGCGATATCTCTATGTATATTGTATCGCCCTCTTAACTAGAAGGAAAACGACAATGAAGAATTTTTTAAAAAATAAATGGGTTTGGATCGGTGTAGCAGTTATTATTGCAATCGGTTTATATTCATCAGGTGTCTTTACACCAGCAGACGTGCCAGTAGACGCACAGTAATTTAAATTTAGATTATTTTAAGGGCGGCCTTCGTGTCGCCCTTTTTTATACGTCTTTGAAATTTGTAAATGTGCTTGAAGCCTTTTTAACTGTTTTAACAACAGCAGTAGCAATTGATTGAGGTGAATGTTTACTTAATAAATCTTTTGCTTTCAAATTTGGTAATATTATATTTGATTGTAAATCTTCATTAACAAACAATAAATCATCAAACGCCTTTTTAATATTTAGGTCTTGTAGGTTTAAGTCTGGGACAAGGTTGCTATTTTTCTTAATTAACTCTTTTATTTCATTAGTCACCTTCTTCATAGTTTCAGTGATAGCTCCAACAGTTTCATCGACCAATGATGTATAGTCATCTTTTATCTCAGCCTGTTTGTTTACTTTTTCAGTCACAGATTTCATTTCTGCTTCTGTTTGTACTTTTGTTTCATTGTACGTTTTCTTGGCTTCTTCAATTTGTTTTTCAGTGACTGATGCATCAACCACAGTAGAATTTTCAATTG